AACTGCTAACATTTTTCTTTCTCCGGGGAATTACTTTTCTTTTCCTTGATTTAAAGGAAAACTCAAAATAGATGGTAACTTCCCGATTCAGAAAGCAAACCATCTTCTCAAAGATGATGTGAAATGGTTGAGTCTGCTTTCTTTTACCTCCATTAAGAATAAAATCAACGCCACGGTTTCTGTGGTTTTGATTATTTATATCAGGATTTGATGATTTGTCGTTCTCTGAGGAATTTAATTGTGTCAACTGAACCTCCTAGATTTTCTCCATCACAAATAACCTGTGGAAAAGTTTTACCACTACCAAATTTAGAATAAAACTCTTCTCTTGTGAAGTGTTCATCCAGATTGAGAACCATAAAGTTACTGCCAGTCAATTCTAGCACCTGTTTAACCTTATAGCAATAGGGGCAATTGTCTTTTGAATAAATTGTAAAATTCATGTGTGCAACATCATTGCTGTATATAGTATATCACAAACACTTGACAAGATCTCATAATCTCACTAGAATACCTTTGTTGGGTTTGAAGATACATAATATACACATTAAGAATACTATGAGTTCATTTGCTAAAAAAGGTTGGCATTATATTCCCAACATTATTACTAAAGAAGAAGCAATACAAATCAAGTATCAGAATTTAATGGGTGCTGTAAGAGATCTTGGTGGTCTTAAGACTCATTATGATCCTGAAAGAGGAAATGTGTTAACTTGTTATGCTCCACCTTCTTCTACTTTTGTAATGAAAAGAATTCAACCAATCTTAGAAGAAGCACTCGGAGAAGAACTCATTCCAACTTATTGGTTTACAACAACGTATCACAATAAAGGTTGGATGAATTGTCACACAGATAGACCCTCCTGTGAGGTCTCAGTAACGATGAATATCTCTGGTGATGCAGAGTGGCCTATTAAACTTAAAGACCTTACAGGGAAGCGTAGAGAGGTTGTAACACCTGCTGGTGATGGTGTTGCATATCTTGGAACCATTGTTCCTCATTGGAGGTCACCACTAAGAACTCATGAGAACGATAGGTTTATGCAATTGTTCCTTCACTTTGTAAGAAAAAACGGTCAGTACGCTGATTATGCATATGACCGTAATGAAAAGTGTTTTGAATTACTCACCAGGTGATTCTGGTTCTGGGAGAGGTGGTAGAGGATCATTAATCATCATAATAGATCTTACCTCACTAAAGTTACTTGTAAGTTCTTGTAATTGAGAATCACTTTCTAATGAACTTGGAAGAGTAGGATAAGCAGTTGGAAATCCTACACTATTTGGAAGTTCTCTGAGCTCTTGTCGCCAAGTTTTGAATGCTGTTGTTAAGTTAGTTCCAGTTTCTTTTGCCTTGATTACCATCCAATCAGTGTGCTCAAGCATTTTGTCACGATTAACTCTAAGAACATCATATCTTTTGTTCTGTTGTCTGGTATCATAGGTAGAGATCTCCGAATCCCATTGTGCCTGAGATAAGGTTGTTAATCCAACAGACTCTGTAACCACATAAGGTTGAGTATATGTTAAGTCATACACCGTAACTGTTTGTGTGGTTGGTTCTGCACCAGGATTTTCTGGATCAAATACTAATTGATCCTCTTGTCTTTCTGTCGTGCTGGTGATTGCAATGTTTGAATTGTTTTGATAGACAGTTAGATCATCAGAACCTACAGTAACATTATGCTCTGTTATGTCTGGAACATGAGACAGCATAAAGGGAATATCATTTTCATCCTCTATCCTATACTGAACATCAAGGTGCTCAATTTTAGGCATCATCAATCCAAACCGAGTATTAGTTGCCCATTGCCCATTATCACGATTTAGATAGTAATGCTTAAGTAATTGAGTCATATTCCTAATAAACTTCTATACCATATTTATCGGCAATTTCTTTATCAACCTCTTCTTTTGTCTTAAATCCTTGAACTCTCATCCAAGTCACCATTGCATAACGATTACCAGAAGTGACTGGCTCTACGGTATGTGTATACCATCTTGATGACGGGAAGCATACAAGTAATCCTGGTTCTGGTTTAATCTTGATTCTTAAATCAGGGAATGAAAAGTATCCACCTTCAAAATCATCATTCAAGAAGAGAACCATTGACAAATCTCTATCAATTGTCTTCTTCCATATTTTTGTTCCGTCTGGATTCGTCCACAGACCTTCTCCATCATTATGGGGTTTGTAGTGACCGCCAGGAGAATAACAGAGAAGTTGTGGTGGTTCACAATCTTTAATCTTAAATCCATAAAATGGATTGATGACATGATAAACAATATTATCCATCAACTCTTGAATTTCAGGAAGAATGTTGCCAAAATCTGCACACTCAACATTCCTCACATTCTTATCAACTTTAGAATGTCTCTCTCTGGCTGCATCGCTTTTTTCTGCATCAAAAACTCCCATTGGTTCTTTGGGAGCAGTTCTCATATGATCAGTTAAAAGTTTCAATCCATCACCAGTTACAACTTTGGGTTGAATCAAAACATTAGCAAGAATATCATTCATATTGAAATATCATGTGTGATTTATTTAGTTTGAGTTTGAGGTTGCTGCTATATTTGATCTTGCTGTTGGTAAATTATTACCTGGATCACTCAGTGTTTCACTAGAAAAATCTAATCTTGTTATGGTGTTAATGATTGTTGGAGTTCTACCACCACCAAAATAACCATAAGAACTACTTGAGGTTGCTGCTAAACTCCTTCTTGCTGTTGGTAAATTATTTCCTGGATCACTTGTGGTTTCATTCGTGAAATCAAGTCTTGATATGGTGTTAATGTTTGGTGGAGAAAAACCGCCACCAAAATAACCATAAGAACTACTTGAAGTTGCTGCTAGAGCATATCTTGCTGTTGGTAAATTATTTCCTGGATTACTTACGGTTTCATTCTTGAAATCAAATCTTGTTATGGTGCTGATTATTATGGTTGGTGAAGTAGCACCACCACCAAAATAACCATAAGAATTACTTGAAGTTGCTGCTAAATACCATCTTGCTGTTGGTAAATTGTTTCCTGGATCACTTAAGGTTTCATTTATGAAATCAAGTCTTGTTATGGTGTTGATTTGTGGTGGAGAAAAACCGCCACCAAAATAACCATAAGAACTACTTGAAGTTGCTGCTAGAGCATATCTTGCTGTTGGTAAATTGTTTCCTAGATCACTTAAGGTTTCATTTATGAAATCAAGTCTTGATATGGTGCTGATAATTGTTGGAGAATAACCACCACCAAAATAACCATAAGAATTATTTGAGGTTGCTGCTATATTTGATCTTGCTGTTGGCAAATTATTTCCTGGATTACTTACGGTTTCATTGGAGAAATCAAGTCTTGATATGGTGTTGCTGAATGGAGCGGGAGCAGGTTTACCACCACCAAAGTAACCATAAGTCTTAAATCCTTTTCCACGAAGTGTTGATGCTCCACCAGAGACTCCCGCGGCCGAGTAGCGACCGGATCCAGGTAAGTTATTACCTGGCAATGACATGGTTTCATTAGAGAAATCAATACGGTCTATTGTTGTTACATTTGGAGGTGATGGAAATGTAATACCACCAACAAAATAACCATAAGAATTGCTTGAGGCTGTTGCTATATTATATCTTGCTGAAGATAATTCGCCAGGGTGATCAGAATATCCGGTTGTAGTTTCATTAATAAAATCGATGCGATCAATGTCCACATTGAATGATCCAGGACCACCACCAAAATAACCATAAGAATCACTTGAGACTGCTGCCCAGTCATACTTTAAACTATTAGGAAAATTATTACCTGGTGATGATATGGTCTCACCAGTAAAATCAATACGTTCTACTAACCCCACTGGTTGGCCATTAGCATTTATTCCACCACAAAAGTATCCATAAGAATCACTTGAGACTGCTGCAAATCTCTCTCTTACTTGAGGTAAATTATTACCTGGTGCTGATGTAGTTTCATTAGAGAAATCAATGCGGTCTATTGTTGATAATCTGCCTGGTGGAAAAAACTCACCACCAGCAAAATAACCATAAGAATCACTTGAAGTTGCTGCTAATTTAATTCTTCCTTGAGGTAGATCATTACCTGGTGATGATAAGGTTTCATTAGAGAAATCTAAACGCTCGATGGTGCTAAGACTAGAGTTCCAACCACCAGCACCAAAGTAACCATAAGAATCACTTGATACTGCTGCTAAATTTGGTCTTGCTGCAGGAAAATTATTACCTGGTGTTGATATGGTTTCATTAAAGAAATCAATACGCTCTACTGTAGTTATGTTACCATTCGCGTCTCTACCAGCACCAATGTAACCATAAGACGCACCTTCTGGCCAACTGGCAAAGTTATTATTAGTTACGTTCTCTACTTGTCTATCATAAACGGCATTTAATCCGAATACGTCTCCGACAATTGCCATTAGTTATTACCCTTGCTTAAGGTCTTGGTTGAATAATGATGTAGAAGTAAGTTCTTTTCTTTCTGGTTCTTCAATACCACGAAGCATATTCTGATCTGCTCTGGTGATCTCTTCAATACCTGCCGCAACATTTTGCTGCAGTGCATTTAAGAAATCCATTGGATTAGTAGCATCTCCAAATGTTCCTTTGGTTCTATTCACATCATCTTCAAGAACCGTAGGAGCACTTGCTCTTCTCATTGAACGAATGTTGCCAGCATTGACACCAGTTCTTGCGGCAAGAAGATCGTCAAGAGACTGGTTAGAAAGTCTTCTCTGCCAATACTCTGGTTGGTCTGCATCATACTGCTCTTTCGTAATCAGTTTTCCACCATTCAGTTCTACAAGTCTGCTGATTACTTTGTCAAAGAACTCAAGTTCTTCTACCGATGCCTTAAATCCACTATTCAATCCTTCCAACATACGGTGGAAGTGAAACTCATCAATATCATACCAGCACAAAGACTCACCACCCTCACGATTTTTCCACCAGATTGGTTGTGTCTTATCCTTACCATCCCACTTATAATGAAACTCTCGTGCTGCCTGCTTTGCCTCAATCACTCTAGACAGAAGACCTTCGGCAACGCTCTTGCGGTTAATGATTGCTGCCTTAAATGCCGAAGGAATCGTGAAATTATCGTGAACAATAAACTTCTCAATCTGAAAATTAGAACGACCTTGTGCTAATTCTGTTTCACTTTCCTGCCAACGAGTTGCCTCCGACAGCACCTTCAGCATAAAGTCGTTATTGTCATCTAAAACTTCTTTAGATGTTGCCAAAGCAATCGCTTCATAATTGTTAGACATACTAATCCAAAATTTTTAATCGTGTTGTTTTTATTTAGTAGTGATATGGTCGATCAATTGTTTCCAGTATTCTGATATCTTTCTCCAAGAGTATACATCTCTAGTAATCTTTGATAAATCATTCGTGGCAGCATAGAAAGTTTCTGGTTGCTTATCAAAAAAATCAAAGCACCTTGAAACCTCTTGTGCAAACTCATTGATAAACTTTGGTGATGGTTTCCAACCCTCTGTTGTATT